ATATGAGTCTGATACGATCGTGACATACAAAGAGCTCAGCGTCACACAGCTGGCTTTTGACGAGAAGACGATCGCCAGGATGAAGGGCGACACGGTCGACGAAGGCATCATCATGTCCGGCGGCGTCAAGACGAGGCCGTACTTTGCTTACGGCGTGCCGATCATTAAGAAAGACGGGACCATGGATATGCGCTGGTATCCGAAGTGCAAACTGGTAGACAACTCCGATGCGACGGCTACGTCCACGGATTCTCATTCCGATCAGACCGACTCCCTGACCATCAGAGCTTACGGTTTTGACGCTACGCAGAATCAGGAGGTCAAGGTCCTCACGGGTGAGACAGCAAATGCCGGGATCACAGAGGCTGCTTTCTTCGCGGCCCCTGTCCTGACAGTGGCAGCGGCGAAGGCGCTCAGGCCCGTTACAACACCGTAAGCAGCGGGCAAAGGAGGCGTGAATGTCTAATACGAACGACGCGGGGGCTAATGCTCCCGCTTTTGTTTTGCGTGATCTGAAATCAAGCGATGTATGGCAGCTCGTCCGCGTGCTCCGGAGGTTCAATCTGCGTGAAGCGCGCAAGCTGATTGACCAGGACCTGCTTAAGAAAGCCAAGTTCGAGAAGCCGATGAAACTGGTCGACGGTGAGCTTGTGCCTATGCTCCCGGATGAGTGGACGGCTGCACAGCGGAAAGCTTTCCAGGAAGCGAAGAAAGCAAGCGACGAGCTCACATGGCAGGCGCTCGACATCCTGATCAACAACATCGGAGGATGTGAGGATGAAGTCAACAAGTTACTCGCCATGGGCATCGAAAAGGATATCACGTTCATCCAAAATATGGACGCCGGAGACTATCTCAACCTGATCGTACAGTACGTGACGCGTGAGGGATTCTCCGATTTTTTTATGCAGGCGCAGTCCTTGCTGGAAAGGATGGGGGCATCGCGAGGCTCTATCGCATCTGTAGCAACGTTGATCAAATGATCAATACGTGCCTTACGGTCGGTTGCTTGTTTGAGGTTATAAAAGACGTCTATAAGCAGGATGAGCACGCAACGAAGTTCAGGAAGTGGCTCGCATGGGGCCACGGAAAGTCCTTCGAAGAATACTGGGGTGAAGAATATGCCGGCTAATAATTTACAGGAAGCTGGGCTGATATTAACAGCGCAGGGCGCGGACGATTTCAAGAGCGCGATGAAAAATGTCGCCGCTGCGACGAAGGAAGCCTACTCTGAGCTGAAGCTCGCTCAGTCACAATACGATAAGAATACCTCCGCCACGGAAAAGCTGGCTGACAGACAGAAGTATCTCCAGAAGATGACGGAGGAGTACACCAAGAAAGAACAGCTCCTGCGTGCGGAACTGGCACAGATGGAGAATGCTGAGGAGCGCGATGAGGCCGCGATCGCGAAGAAGAAAGCGGAGATTAACAACTGCAAAGCGTCCCTGAACAAATACGAAGACGCCCTGAAGGACGTCACGAAGCAGATCGAGGGGCATTCCGCGCAGCTGAAGGAATGGGGCGACAAGCTCAAGGATGTGGGCGGCAAGATGCAGAGCCTCGGTGGCACGCTGACAAAATCCGTGACCGCACCGATCATGGGCGTGGGAGCCGCGTCAGTGGTCGCGTGGAAAGAGGTCGATGAAGGTCTCGATATCGTGACCAAGAAGACCGGAGCCACTGGGGAAGCCCTCGAGGACATGCAGAACAGGACGCGGAACATCGCCAAGACCATGCCGACGGACTTCGCGACAGCCGGTACTGCGGTCGGTGAAGTCAACACGCGTTTCGGTCTTACCGGAGACGCACTCGAGGATCTGTCGGTCAAATTCATAAAGTTCGCGGAGCTGAATGACACGGACGTGTCCTCATCGATCGACAATGTGCAGGCCATGATGGCGGCATGGGGCGTCGAGACAGAGGACGCTGGGCTGATGCTTGACATGCTGACAAAGGCAGGCCAGGACAGCGGCGTCGCAGTAGACACGCTCTCTCAGCAGCTCATGCAGAACAAGACGGCCCTGGATGATATGGGCTTTTCACTGGATGAGTCCGTAGATCTTCTCGCGAACTGTGAGAAAAACGGCATCGACACATCCACAATGCTTGGCGGCCTGAAAAAAGCACTGCAGAACAGCGCAAAAGAGGGCAAGAGCTCAGCGGACGCGCTTTCAGAGCTCCAGGAGAAACTCATGGGCGCCGAGTCCGATGCGGAAGCCTCGCAGATCGCGATGGAGCTGTTCGGGAACAAGGCAGGCCCGGCGATCGCTGACGCCTGCAGGGACGGACGGCTGTCCCTGGAAGATCTCGGCTATTCCATGGAGGATCTGGCAGGGACAACGGACTCGACATTTAGTGAGATACAGGACCCGCTCGACCAGATGACACCGATCCTCAACACTCTGAAGGACACGGGCGCGCAGCTCGTCACGGACCTCGGTCCGGCGATCGTTGAGGTTTTGGGATTTATATCCGAAAAAGTCTCCGCACTTAATGAGTGGTGGGGAGGACTTGACGAGAAGCAGAAGACCGTGATCCTCACATTGGCGGGACTTCTTGCGGCACTCGGACCTGTGCTGAGCGTCGTCGGATCAGTAGTCAGTACGATCGGGTCACTGGTCACGATCATGGGCGCAGCATCTGCCGGAGGCGGAGTAATGGCAGCGGTCATAGGCGCATTAACTGGTCCGATCGGCATCGCCGTGGCGGCCATTGCGGCCCTGATCGCCATCGGTACCGCGCTGTATCTCAACTGGGACAAGGTCTGCCAGTGGGCATCAACCACAAAAGAGAATGTCCTAAAGGCGTGGGAGGATATAAAGTCTGGGATCACAGAAAAGATCGAGAGCGCGAAGGAAAAAGTCCATGACGCGATCGAGAAGATCAAAGGTTTCTTTGATTTCCAGTGGAAGCTCCCGCACATTGATCTTCCGCATTTCAGCATCGACGGCGAGTTTTCCCTGAATCCTCCCTCCATCCCGCACTTCAGCGTGGACTGGTATAAATCGGGCGCAATTTTCGACGGCGCTTCGATCATCGGCGTCGGAGAAGCCGGCCCGGAAGCGGTCGTGCCTCTTTCCGGTGAAAGCATGCGCCCCTTTGCCAGGGCGATTGCTGAGGAGATGGGAGACGGCGAGGTATACACGATTATCGTGCCGGTCATGCTCGACGGCAGGGAGATTGCAAGGGCAACAGTAACATATACACGTGAGGAGCTGAGGCGCCTCGACAGAATTGACAGCAGAAAGGCGGGGCTTGCATGGTAAAGACCAAGATTGACGGGCAGTATATCGATGATCTTATCACCGGGTTCCGGACGCTCGGCGTAGATGGACGCGAAGAGCTTGATCTTGATGTGGTCAGCTCCGAGATCGATACAAGCGACGGCGGACGATACATGCGGCGCAGAATCAAGAGCAGAACGCTGAAAGTCCATTTTTACCTCTCGGACGATACTGCAGCTGGGTTTTCGGCAAAATTCAATGCGCTTAAAAATAAGCTGCACAGCATCAAAGAATCGCAGATCATATTTTCTGACGATGCTGGGGTCTACTTTACAGGCACATTCCGGAAGCTGACACTGGCATACAAGGGGAGCGAGGTCACTCGCGGAACCATCGAGATCTTCTGCGCAGATCCGTTTAAATATGCCGTTTCCGAAACAGTCATTAATGCGGTTAATGGTCAGATCACAGCTGAATATGGCGGGACGTACCCGGCATATCCGGTTCTGACCGCGCAGAGCGCGACTCATGACTGCGGATTTTATTCCTTCTCCGATCAGGACGGGCATCTCATCCAGATCGGCAATCCTGAGGAGGAAGACAGGGAAGAGATTCCGGATGATGATTATGCTTATGAATCTATCGACGCCAATTTCGGTTCAAGTTATGAGCCATATGCCCCGACATGGTACCCAGGTGATGCTCGTCTGCTGTATGGATATGAGACAGGCAGCATTGGATTCCAAAGCGCACCGGCCTATGTCTATGCGTTGCCTGAGCTCCCCGGAGGGGAACCGAACACATATTTCGGACCTGCACTGGGAGCATCGACGAATAAACTACCTAATTTTACGTGCAGTTTTTTGCATTGGTTCGAGCCGTCCGGGAACCAGGGCGGTGGCTTCGATATTTATTTTAATAATACAGGCGGCGGGAATATCTGCGGAGTATGCATTCGCCGAAACAAAGGAGATGTGATAAAGGCATATCTGATCGTTAAGGGAAACGTAGTCAAGACAACGACCTACACGCTTGCTAGTAATCCTTTTGGTGGCGTATGGCATACAGAAACAATTTCCAAATATCTTGGAACCGTCAACTTTGACGTAGGAGGCGTGACGTTTTCCGTCACTGACCCGGATCTCGCAGACCGCTCATATGACATTAAGAATATCTCATTCATCATCTATAAGCAGCCTGGCGCGGATCAGATTGGCGCGAACAATGCCTTGAAAAACATCCAGTACAGAGGATACCCGAACACGTCGATTGACTTTCACAACATTATTCCAATGCGGGGCTTAGTGGAAGTCGACACTGGCAGCGGTGAGATATCTGTCAATGGCGACGCTCAGCCGGACATCGGAAGCATTTACAACGACTTCGAAGGCTTCAAGCTTGCGGCAGGAGAGAATACGATCGCATGCAGTTCTTCCGGCTGGGTAGACGATGCAGTATACACGATGCGCTACAAGGAGGTCTACTTATGATCGTTTACTTTGCAAATCGTAAAATGAACATCGTAGGGCTCGCTTCGACAGCACTCCCTAAATCACTGCAGATCCTTGACGACAAGAGGACAGAGGAGCTCAAAACGGGCTCTGTGTCCTTGGCGTTTGAGGTCGTTTATGACGGTGAGCAGGGCTATGGAAGCATTAAGGATACAGTCGCAGAAGGAAATTATGTACTGCTGTACGATGGCGAGAACTGCGACTTTTACACGATCATCGATACAGAGCTCAGTACGGAAGATTGCTCTGTGATCGTGTACGCTGAGGACGTAGGGCTGGATCTGCTTAATGAGATAGTGGGCGCCTATTCAGCATCCAGTGCCATGTCGATCGCTGATTATGTAGCTGTATTTGCGGCGGATTCAGGCTTTACGATCGGCATTAACGAAGTCTCCGACCTTGCCAGGACACTGTCATGGGACGGCGAGAGCACGGTCACAGAGCGCCTGCAGAGCCTTGCGACGCAGTTCGGCGCAGAGCTGTCTTACACATACGAATTTGAGGGTCTCAAAGTTAAAAAGAAGTGTATCAACTTCTGGAAACACAGAGGACTTAGCGCAGGTATTACGCTCAGAGTAGGCAGCGGGATCGGGAACATCCGGATGAAGCGAAGCATCGCTAATCTCGCGACAGCACTGCGGCCCACTGGCGACGGGATCACCTTGGCCGGGTACAGCTACGACGACGGAGACATCTATGTAGACGGCGACCTGCTCAAGTCAAGGAGTGCGCTCGCAAAGTGGTCGAGGTTCCTGTCACCGACCGAACAGGGAGACGGAGACGGGCACATCGTGAAGCCTTACAGTTATCAGACGTCGAGCCAGAGCGAGCTCTGCAACAGAGCAGTGACGCAGCTTAAAAAGGTCTCCGTGCCGGAAGTGACCTATGAGGTACATATCGATGACGTCCCACAAAATATGCATGTTGGAGACGAGTGCAGGATCGTAGACGCACATAACGGGCTGTATCTCGAGGCACGTCTGATCAAGACCGTCCGGAGTGCAGCAGCCGGTACATGCGAAGCGACGTTTGACGCAGGAGAATTGTAATGAACACAACCAAAATCATAAGAGGCACAGTTAATTCGAAAGGATTTACGATCACGCCGGCGATCACTCAGGGGGACTACGGTTACATTTTTATTCCTGAGATTGATGATCTCCCGTCTGTGTACAGGCTGGACTTTTCCAACGATGAGGCCGGCGGTACCGCGCTGCCGGTATATGGCGATTCGGATGGCGCAGAAGTCCCCGAAGAATTGATCGATACCGGAAAAGATATATACGTCTGGTATTACTACATCGGCGACGGCTACGCCAGGAGCGCATACGAATGGAAGATACCAAACCGGAGCAAATCAAGGACAGGCGATGATGTAACGCCCAGCCAGCAGAACAGCATCGATCAGCTGATCGTTAAGAGCAATAGGATAATTTCTATTGCGGAAGAAAGCGTAGAATCTGCAGAGCAGAGCGCAGAATTCCTCCGGAATGCTTCGGCTGCCGCGACGACGCTGCCTGCAGACAGCGCAGCGACCGCGGAACTGAACGAGGGCGTGTTTTCCTTTGGGATCCCCAGAGGGCCGCGCGGAGAACGCGGAGAACCGGGGCCTGCCGGCGATCCTGGCGCAAAAGGGGATCCGGGCGCAAAAGGTGATCCTGGCAAAGGCATCGACTCAGTCGTAAAGACCGGAACGAGTGGGGCGGTAGACACGTACACGATCACGTACACGGACGGAACGACGAGCACATTCACAGTCACGAACGGCCATATCGACAACGTGGATCCGACGCTGTCGATCGCAGGATATGCTGCAGACGCGGCAAAAGTTGGGGACTTAAAGGAAGGTTTAACGCAGTTAGAAGATGGAAAAGCATTAGTAGATGTATTATCTGCAACGGAGAATGAATTTGTAACGGGCAGAATTGTTAGCACTACAACTGGTGTTAATGCTGAAACAACTAATACAAGATACTTTGCGTGTTATCCAACCGAAACAGCCACAATCAGACTAGCAAAACTAAAAATCACCGGTTATGAAAAGCTGATTTTGGAAACGGACACAAGATACACAGCAAGAACAGTTATAGCGTTTTTCACAAGCTCTACGGACGTTGGGCTTATCGGTACACCCATTTATAATAACCCAACC